TTTGGTCATTTTTACCAGGGCAGGGAGGAAAATCTGGTGGGGGAGGGTCAGGTAGTGGAGGAATATCTGGCTGCCCTGCTTCTGGTAAGGGCGGTGGTTCATTATTGATAGGTGCTTCCTCTGTAATGACAAGATTCTCAGGTGTATAGTCAAGAGGAACAAAACTAGGAAATGGAAAATCACACGTTGTAAATACACCATTTGGGTCATCTAATAACAAATTACGATTACCAGTATTTTTTATATCACGATGTTGATAGGTGCAACCAGGAACATCAATATCTGGCGGTTGTGTAATAGTTAAATAGTATGGGCTATATATTTCTGGAACATCTGGAATATATATCTCTTTAATTTGAATATCAGGTATTTCAATCGTAGGCATCTCTTCTTTTGTAGACTTCTACATATGAATCGCATTTAGGGCAAGAAAAATTACTAACCATTGAATATTCTTGGTACAGAACAGGTTGAAAATCTTCCTCTATATCTGCATCAGCACCCCAAATAAGTTCAGTTTTACAATGCCAGCAGTTCAAATTCCTAATCCTTTTGGTGGTACTGGTAAGGATGGGCCAGTAAGATCAGGTAATTCTTTCTCTAATACCTTTGGCATCATTCCTTGAACATTTCCAAGAATCTCGTTCATAACTCTTGATTTAAACTGTTCTGAAGTTACATACTTGTAACCTAGTACTCCTGTAGCAGTCATGGAAGCTACCATTAGGAATGAGATGATGCTCAACGTATTTGCTATTTTTTGAAACATGATTAAAGAAGCCTTCGTAAAAGCACTAGTACCTGTGACAATTATAACCTTCTGTGGAATCTGTGCATTAGCACCACTTTATGTAGGACTATCTATCTTATCTACCAAGGTACACCAACAGCAGAGGTAGGTGTAAGAACTTCGTTTACTGCTGCTTCAAGTCGTGTTTCAATAGTAGCAACCTCATCGCCAAGTGCAGTTTTAACCCAACCTAAAACAGTTGCAGCATCTAATTTTGTGAAATCAATAAAATCACTTGGTAATGAAGAAGGCTTTGTAAAATTAACTTCTCCTGTTTCTCTTGCCTTTTCTTCTGAATCAGAAATACCTTTTACTCTAAAAATTACTTTGGTAACATAACCATCTGAAACATCACGTTCCATTGTGTTAATTTCCCATGTCTTAGTAATTGCCATGACTTTTTTTAAAACCTTATTTAGATTCTACTTTATTATTAGCATTAATCAATTTTTCTAACTTTTCTATACCACCTTGATCTCTTATGATTTGTGCAACTATTTGATTTCTGTCTTGTTGTAATTTATTTATCTTTGCAGAAGCTTCATTTTTTATTTGCTCAATATCTTTGTCTATTATTTCAATTTTTTTTGTATTAAATTCTATTGAATCTTTTGTTTCTTTAACAAGTTCTTCTGGTGACATAATAAAAAATTAATTTGTTTTCCTATATTACTAAGCAGCTTCTAAAGCTGCAACTTTAGATTCAAGTTCTTGTATAGCTTTCATAAGATAAACAACCATACCAGAAGGATTGAACATATATTTATCTTCGTCATTTTTTGGATAAGCCTCTGGAAAACCATCAACTAAATCTTGAGCAATAAAACCTTTTGATTTGGTATCAGTATCTTCTTGATCTATATAATTAAATTTTTGTGGATTAATATTTTTAAATAAAGCTAATACATTTTCATTCCAAGATTCAAAATTTTTCTTAAGTGTTCTATCTGATGCTGAAGTATTAAAAGCTGCATTACTACTATCTACACTTATAGTTCCTTTATTTGCACCACCAAATCTTAATTCAACCAAAGTACCTGAACTTCCCTGTCTGTCAAAAGTAGCAGACGCATCGTTTCCATTACTGGTACTGATAGTACTAGCTCCATGTACACTACCTGAAACATTAATACCATTAGTGTCCGTTTGTAATTTTTGTGAGTGGTCGAAATATAGATTTACACCACCATTTTGAAACATACGACACTGAAATTCATCACCGACCCGATTATAAAAATCGTGGTTTCCAGATTGATAACGTAGGTTTCCTGATGTGCCATGTTGAATGTATGAGTTTGTACCATCGTGATAAATTTCTAGGTCATTACTTGTTCCGAGTGTGAGTTTGTCAGTATCAACACCAGCTAAAATTCCAACAAATCGACAACCATTTGTATTGGTCTGAAACTTTAAACTGTTGTCGTGAAATAGCTTTACGTTTCCATTATTATTAAATTCAGCAAAAGTTTCTCCACTTGTACCAATTTTTAAATTTGCTCCTCCTGATAATATTTGATTTACTCCTCCTGAGTGAAAAATTTCTAGGTCTTGAGAATTTCCCATCCTAATCTTGTCATCGTCAGACATTATTAAATTTGCAGTAAGCTCTAAAGATCCGTCAATCTTGCAACCTGAACTTTCTGTCTCAAACTTTTTACTGTTGTCGTGATATAGCTCTACTGCTCCGTTTTTTATTCCTTTTACCATCGTTTCAGCATTATTGGTAAAAAGTGTTGTATTACCGTTAGAAAATAATTTTAATTCTTTGTGAGAATTTATAAGATTTGTATCACTACTACTTTCATGGAAAATTTCTAAATCATCATCAGTTCCAAATTTTGCTTTAGCATCATTTCCAAACTCAAAAGCATTTTCTGATTTATCAAAAACTATCTGATAATTTGCTCCTAAAAAACTAACATCCTCATTAAAACTACTTGCAGCATCTACATCAATACCACCAGCAAGAGTAAATAAATTTATCCATGCGTTGTTTGCTGAGTTTCTAATTTTAAAAATATTTGCGGTAGTGTCAGCCCACCACATATACGCTTCTGTGGTAGTAGGAGTAGATGAGTTACTATTATTTGTTAATATTGCTTGTAATACATTATTAATATCCGCTCGGACATTAGCTCCCGTAGAATTGTCTATAACATAATCATGTGTAGCCATTACTTAATCCAATTTTTATCTAAGTATATCCTACTTTAAAATTAACTACCACGCCCAAATCCAGTAGCACTATATTTGAAATTTCTATTAACATTATTTCCACTACTATTTTTTACATCAATATTAAAACCCGTTCCTGTAATAGATGATAACGTAAAGAAATCGCCCTGCTGTGCATTTTCGATAGTTATTCCTATAGAAGGCAACAAAGAGTTTGCTGGAACGAGAGTTCCTGCCTGACCTGTAAAGAAACTATTTGTAAACGTAACTGATTTTGTTGACGTTCCAGATGCTATATGACCCCCTGTAGTAGCTCCTGCGTTACCGAGGCTTGTTTCTGTTCTACTTTTTATTTCAGCCGTATAACCAAGTTGATCTATTTCAATACTCTGTGCAGGATCATCTGTACTCATTTCACACTTAAATTTAAATCCTCTAGCCACATAAACACCATTAACAAAAGGATTAAATTGTGAGAACTGAGCACTGAATGTACAGTTTCCACTTGTCGTTTTACTTATTGTGGCTGTTACTGTAAACGTGTTTGCATTTGGTACAGTTTCGATTTTATAAAAACCATCTAGTTCATTATTACCACCAGTTGTAAAATCTAGAACCACAAAATTACCTACTGCATAACCATGAGATATTTTTGTAACAGTTATAGTTGTTCCGCTTTGAGCATAACTAGCATTTACAGTGGCATCGGGATCTCCTTGAGTAGTAGCAACCAATAATTTTGCATTGACATCAAATGCAGTAGCCTGGTCAAAATCAGTCCAAATATCAATTAATGCTGTTCTTTTGTCAATCAAATCATTAGGATAAAAACCCTGTGACACCATATGTCTGCGTAAACTTAAAGGTTGTACTCCTCCTAAGTCTAAAGTATTTGCAAAATCATAAGAAGCTCCTGTCTTATCGACATCACCTAAGAAATCTAAATCAGCAATAGCATCGAAATCAGAAACATCATCTAAAAACACTTTTGAACCAAGAACTAATCCATCTACCTCTTCAGAGAAAAAGCAGTCATCTTTAAAACCTTGAAAAGGAGGATTATCTAAATCTTCTCTATCTGTTAAAACTACAACTTTAGGAAGTACATCTGGTTCTGTTTGAAGCATTACAACAGAAGCATCTCCAGAACTCAATCTTCCTCCATCGTCACGAAACTTAAGGAGATACGTTCCATTAACAATATTCGGAACAATCGTTTCATTAATAGACCCTGGAAGTGCAGGGATTACGTCAACAGCATTAGTAAATGTTGCACCACTTGTTAGGTTACTACTACGAACAACTACGTTTCCACCATGAATAACATCAACATCTGTAGACTTATCAAAGCGTAATCGTACAAATTGATCTGAGATTGGTTCTATAAATAAATTTTGTACGTCACCTGGAACTGCTGTTTTTCCAATCGCATCAAAAGTTAACGTAGCTGGATCTGCCGATGCTTCTCCTGCTGCATTTAAACTAAATACTCTAAATTCATATTCACCCTGACTTGCATCGAATATTTCAAAATCAGTTCTATTAATAGTAGCGGTTGTAAAGTTTCCATTATCTTTGCGATATTGAAGAATATATTGACTAACACCTTGAACACTTGAAAAGTCTAAAATAATTTTTACTTTTGCTTTTTCATCTTCTACATAAAACTGTTGTGAAGCGGTCAAGTTACCAGGAGCATCTTTTAATTCATTAAGAATAGATACATTTCTAACAGGTAAATCTGACCCATCTTCAATAAATGCAAATTTTCCTGCGTTATAAGCAAGACCCACAACTGCATAATTATCTTCAGATTCAGTTACGCTAGTAATTTTCCATGTCGTAGTTTGTAAAGTTGTATTCTGTAAAATCCAGATACTATTTGCATTTGGAGCAGATGAAAAAGCAGATGAAACAGTTATTACCGCACCACTAATACCACTTACATCTCTAGTTTCAACTGAGCCATCAGACAAAATAACGCTAAGTGTAGGACTATTGGTCGCATCCAAATCTGTATCTGCCGTATCATCCACAGTTATTGCTGTAGTTGTCGCTGATTTAATTCTTCCTCCTCGTCTTGCTCCTGCTCTTACTGGATCGCTTACTTCAATAACTTGACCTGGCCTAACAATTACTCCTTCTGCTAAACCAGTTGTAAAACTAATTGTTTCAGTAGAATTTTGCTCTTCAAATAACATAAATCTACCTAGTCTTGCTGCCTGACCTCTTGAAGTACAGGCAAAACCAGTTACTTTCTTATGCAAAGCTCCATATTTTGTTTTTGCTGTTGTATCTTCTACAGTTTCAAAATCTAACTCCTGATTTTCCATGTCAAAATATGACACAGAAATCATTGTGGATCGTGTTTTTAAACTTGTTCCAGAGTAAGTAAAACCTTGTTCTGTTACGTTGGATAAATTAAATAAATAACTAGGATCTGTAGGTCTATCTTGAGAAAGTGTAAGTGATCCTGCGTTCCAAAAAGTAATAGCTCGCATTACTGAAGTCAAAGCATTTATAACTTCATAAGCATCTTGTCTTGTTTGCAGAATAGTATTGCAACTAAATCTAGGTTCTTGTCCACCTAATCCATCATCCACTAATGTAGAGCAGTAAACAGAGGCACTATAAAAAGCAAACTTATCTAGTTGAGATTCTGTTATATGATCACCTAATCCATACCTAGTATTTGTTAAAAGATCAAACAATATCCAAGCTGGATCACTTGTCCAATGTGTTGTGGTAGTAAGCGTTCCATTAAAAGTACCTGAGTAAGTTATTCTTCCTGTTGCAGCCTCTACAGTCCCATTGTGAGGTATTTTTATCTTCACCCCACGAACTTTATACATTCGCCCTGGGACAGATGAGAATTGTTCAGAGTCAAACCTTAATGCTACATGAGCTATATCAGGATAAGGTCTTTGTTCATCAATAATTTGAGTAAATGATGAGAAGATAAATTCATCTCTTAATTTAGTAGGATCTTCAGCGTTATCCGTTACTCTTTCGACAGTTATTGTTACAGGAAAAGTACTAGGAGTTCCAGTATTGGCATCAAGTAGATTGATTCTATAATCTCTGGCATAAGCTGATGAACTTCTTCCTGTTATCGTGTCATCTATTGGAGTACTTGTCGTTCCATCACCTTGCAGAATATTTATTTTTAATCTTACTGTCGCACCATTTACATCTCCATTTGATTCAAACTTTTGTAAAGAATTAAATTTAACAGTAACCCTTACAGCGTCTACATTTGAATTGGTTATCTGTCTTGATACTGGTGTTCCTTTTTCTACTTTTACTCCAACATTTGTTTCTGTCTCAATATCTGAAATTCCAGAAATAAAAGTTTGATTGTTAGTTCCAAATCGAGGTTCAAACTGTACATTTTGAAAGTTAAAATCTGTATCTTGAAGATTAGTTACATCAGCATTAGCTCTTAATACTGGAGTTTTTCCTAAGAAAACATCCTTTAATGCTGCAATATTGTAATTAAGTGTTCCTTTTGTAAATCCTACGGCTGATGGAAAACCCTCTATTTCACCTTCACTAAGAACATCAACAATAGTAGCAAATTGCTTACTACTTAATACATCTTTAGGTAATGTAGCATCAACTAACTCTGGTATAAGATGATGGAATCCAGTAGTAAAACCAAGCATTATGCTGTACCTTCTATCTGTACTGTATCAATTCCTGCTGATACTACTAGCGATCCAGCAAAAATTTCTCCATAAATTATAGGTAATGCTGTTCCTGCTCTTGAGGTATTTTGTACCCCACTAAATGAAAAGTTTTGACTTTGTGGATCGTCTGATACTCCAGGAGGTTTGGGAACAGGGGTAAGCATTTCTGCTGCTCCTGATAATGCTAAATAGATACCAAAGTTTCCTGCTGCTGCTGCTAAACTAGCACCTAATCCTGCTCCTGTTGCTGTAAAACCTAAACCAGAAAATCCTACTCCTGCTCCAAAACCACCTGTAAGTGCTACTGCTCCTATAATTGCTGCTCCTGTTAAAACTTTACCGATACCACTAAAAATTTTTTTTGCACCTACAGCTACAGGAACAATTTTTATTTCCTGTTGACCTAAAGGATCAAGTAAATCATTCTCATCAATATTAGTATTTCCTATTTTTACTTGATAGGTTTGTTCCATCATGTGACGTTCCAAATGAGGAAAGTTTGCTAATAAAAATTTAAATGTATCTACAGGTCTATTAATTTCGGCTTCAAAAGTACGTTGCCCTAAAAAACGAGCTAATCTGCCATAAACTTTTATTTTATTGAGCATAACGATACCTTCTCTTTGTACATTCTATATATTTTTGGTCATAAGTTTCTCTACAGCTAAGTCTTTTTTGACAGTGATGAAGAATAGTTTGATCTCCTATGTATAGAGCCACGTGACTTAATGTATTTTTATATGTATTAAAAAGCAAAACATCTCCAACTTCTGTTTCAACATTATCATCTATTTCCGTAAAACCTAATCTAGGTAAAGCATATTCAAATAAAGGATTCTCTGCAAACTCTTCTGGACTTTTTGGTCGTTTCCAATGTTTAATCTCTATATTTTTCTTTTCTTTATACCAATCAGTAATCAAACTCCAACAATCCTGTACATCCCATACCCATTCTCTACCTATCAATCCTTTTTTATAGCCAGAAGGTTCAAAATAATTCCATTGCTCTGGTTCTGGAGTAACAATATAAAAAGGTAAGTCTAAATATTCGCAACTTGCAAAATCAGCTTGGCTAGGAATAGGAGGATGATTTGGGTGACTATGAAAAACCGCAACTATTTCTCCAGCATCTTCAGCTTTTACCCAATCATCAGGATCTATAATAAATTGATCTTCTAAGTCTTCAGCAAGATTTTTACAGGGAAAATATTTTTCTTTACCTTTGTAAATTGCTAACAAACCACAAGCTTCATGTGGTGCATCTTTTTTTGCGTGCTGTAAAGCAATATCTTTCCAAGTCATCCTACAAACGTACCAATGCCAGGAAATATTGCTCTAGTTGCTATCCTCTTCGGTAGTTTTACATTTACTAGATCAAGTGCTGAAATAGCTTCCCATTGAACAAAATCTCTATTTTCAGTTATTTTTCTATCTAAAAAGTAAATCTCTTGAGGAAACTCTGCCGTTGGATCAGGAGTACCATAAGGATTTGTATTACCCTCAAAATTAACAGCATCCAAAAATTTAGCTAATGTTCTAATTCTTATCAACTTTGTTCCGTTTAAATCGTTACCTATAGTTGTTTGATTAGCAGCTTGCATCAGTGCAGTAATCGTTCCAAAAATATTACTCACAGAAATTGTAGGTCTAGGTAAAGTACCTGTAGAACCAAAATCAAATCCTTCACATTGAATAGGAAACTTTTCATAACTATTGCCTGCCCATACTATATTTCCATTTGCGTTCATGTTTGAACCATTATGGAAACGATGAACAGTGGAAGAACCATGTAATGTTGAATCTAATGTCAACGTAAACAATTCAATAATTGCTCCAGGGTTTATTGATTGTAACGCTGAAACTGGTACTGCCATTAGGGTTCAAATACTTGTTCAAAGCTTGCTGTAATTCTATTACGTTCAAAATCAAACATCTCTCTATTAAAACTTCTACATATCCATTTGAATGTTGTGGTTGTATCAGGAGGAGACCAATCAAAAGATGCTCCATCTTTTCCTCTTGCTTCTAAAAATGTTTCAATCTCATCTGCATCTTCATCATCTACATTAAAAGTAAGACTCCAAACTTTCGGATCTTGATTTAATCCAAATGAAGTACGCTGTTGATAGCCGTCACCAAACTGAGTAATTTTTAATTTTGGCTGACTACGTTTTGTAGCAGAATATGATGGGTTGTAACTAGGAAAAGTAGCCATTAGCGAATACTAGAAAGTAGTCCTCCAGGTCTTTGTTGTCTGACTAGTTCACTTTGAACTGCAACAGATATAAGTCCACCAAGTTCTTTTGCTCCAGCATCATCACCTTGAACATCCGAACCTGATGCGTCTACATTAACAACAACACTTGTATTATTGCCACCCATAAGTTTGTGGTTTGGTGTTATAGCACCTGATCGACCAGGAGTAAATAATTCTGGGCCTTTCTCTCCTACAATAAATGATTTTCCGCTTCTAACTGGCCCACCATTAGCTTTAAATATGCCAGCAATCGCACCAAATATTCCACCACCTTTACCTTTACTAAATTCTCCAGCAGCATTACCAAACAATGCTTGATTCAATGCTAAATCTAAGAATCTATCAGCAACATTATTTAACAGATCACCAAGAGTAGAAGTGCCTTTAATAAGTCCTTTTATACCTTCTTTAATATCATTTCTTATGGTTTCATGTAACCTTCTAAATGCTTCTTCAACTTTATCAGTACCGCTAGCTAAATCTTTTGTTAATTTAATTCCTTTATCTCGTTCTATATTATGTTGATTAAGTTGTTTTGTAATCTCGTCATATTTTATCTGTAATTCTCTTTGTAAATCTTTATCATTAGTTTCTATAATTGCTTTTTCAAAAGCTGCTTTTGTTTGTTTTTGTTTTTCAAGTAATATTTTCTGTTCTTCATCAAAAATTTGTTCAACTTCTGCCAATGATTTAGCTAATTCTTTATTTACACCAGTTTTCATTATTTCTGCAACTCTTTTGTTCAGAGCAAGCTCTTTTTCTTTGTCTAGCAATAAAGTAGAAGATTTAGTACTTAACTCGGCAACTTCTGTTGCAACTTTTTGTTGTATTGCAAAAATTTGTTCTTCAATTTTTAATTGATCTAATAAAACTTTTTTTCTTGCTCCTTCTCCACCTTGACCTCTCATACCACTAATTTGATTTCTTCTTGCAACCAAACCTATAGCTGTAGAATTTCCTCCTGCTGCTGCTGAACTAACTATTCTAGTAGCCTCTCCTTCTTGAAGAGATTTTTGTAAGCCAGTAATTCTCAAAATAAAATTTGCAAGACCAGCAGCAAAAGCTTGTAATTTTGTTAAGGCTAAAGTGAATTGAGTTCCTAATAATCTTGCACTTTCTCCGAATTGTTTTAAAGCAGCAACACCTCTTTCTCCAATACGTTCATTCATTATCTTCATAGCTGCATTAAAAGCTGCTGTCTTACCTTGTGCTTGTTCTATTAATTTAAGCCTTGCTTCTTCTACAGAACCTTGCAAACCTAATGATGCTGTAACGGCTTCAGTATCTCTTGCAAATGGCCCTATAGCTCTTCCTAACGCAGCAGTACTACTAACTAAATTATCAACAAGAGAACCTAACTGAGTACCTACAAGAGATAACGCAAAGCCAAATTGTCCACCTAGTAAACCACCAGCAGCACCACCTAAAGCACCACCAGCAGATGCACCAGCACCTTGACCAAATAACAGAGGAAAAGCTCCACCAATTAATGCGTTTGATATTGCTTGATTTCTTATATCTAAATTTTCTCGACTTCCACCAGCTATAGCTCTTTGTGTTCTACCTCTAAAACTGTTTCTAAATTTTGCATTTTTTTCTAAAATTCTACCTATTCTTATTTCACGTTCTTGTATTTTTCCTGCTGTTATAAATTCTTTAGTTCTTAATTTATTATTATTCATTAAAATTTTTCTTCTGTTACCAGCTTCACTAACAAGTTTTTTACCTTGTGCAACTTCTTTATTTCTCAATTCAACTTTTTTTCCAATATTATCTAAACTTCTATTTTCTAATTTTAAAAGAGCTTGATTAAGTTTTTCTTGATCTGCTGCCTGTTGTTTTTGTGCTGCAACTGTTTGTCCTGCATCTGCTTGTTGTGGCCCAAATGCTCTTCCTCTCACAGTACCCATTAAAGAGTTTCTTGCTATTAATTCGGCATTAACTAACTTCTCAGCTTTTGCTAAGTTTTCTGCTGCTTTTATTCCTTGTACAGTTGATATGTTTGCCTTATCAAAGTTTGCTTGAGCTTTAGCTAATGCTGAACTTAGATTATTTAAAGTAGGAACAAAGTGACTTCGAGTCACACTGTTGTACTTCATTATTTTTTCTATACTTCTATCTACCGCTTTTCCATTTCTATCTAAATGAATATTTAGACTTCTTAACTCTCTAAGACCTTTAACAGCTAATTGTATATCGGCCTTATATGCCACAATTAAAAAACAAAACGTAACTTTATTCTAGCTTATCTCCTTCGTTTCGCTTTTTCAAATTCTTTTTCCTGTTCTTCATTAAGTATTTGAAAATATGAACTCCAACCTATAATCTCTTCTATCGTCATATTTTTTATTTCTACAAGACTTTTTCCTAACTCTTTTGCAATTCCAAATTGTAACATCATTAAATTATCTTTCTTTAACTCAGCAACTAATCTTTTGGGTCAATATCTTCCTCTTCTTCATTAATAACAGCAAGCATTAATTTTTGTAAATCACTATCTTTTACTTCATTTTTCAAAACATCAACCTCTCCAGATCTAAATAATCTATTGCCATTTTCATCTAACGCTTTGTGCATTAATAATTGGAGAGCAAAAGCATTTGCGTCATCTTTAGTTTGTTTTTGTGCCCTTTCTCTTTCTGCCATTGTTAATGGAGTTACATACATTTCAAAAACAGAACCATCAGATAATGTAACTTCTTTTTTTACAGGCTCAAGATTTGCAGCTTTTCTTAGTCTGTCTAATGCAGATAAATTACTTGCCATGAATAAAAACAATATAATATTTATATTATTCTAATATAAAACATAAAAAAACCCCAGATAATCTGAGGTTCGTTAAGTTATGCTAATTTAATTAAGTTTTAGATAGATCAAATGTAGGAGCAGCACTTGGTCTAAATGCAATCTCAACAATTTGTCCGTCATCTGGGTTTACGTTGAAACTTGCAGAAGTAAGAATAATATCTGCCAAGATTGATCTACTTGCAGTTTGATCTACGTTAGCACCACTCATCTGACGATCAATATACAATCTTACCTTTGCACCAGCTTGTTGACGTTGGATAACATCTTCAACCATTCTACTTGATAATAATGTGTCATCATCTGTGGAATAAACACTAGCAGAACCACTACCATCGGCAAAACCTGAGATAAAGGTTCTAAATGGTGCAGTTGCAGTAACAGTCTGACCAATACTTGTTACATCAATCTCTGCTCTGGTTATTTCAAAACTCCATTCTCTTACAGATCCAACAACTAAAGGTGCTGTAAATGTAATACTTGCAAATGTTCCAGCTACAAAAGTAGGAGATGCTGAAGCTGTTACTGCTGCTCCTCCTGCTGTTGATGAAACTGTCATAACACCAGTTGAAACATCATAAGTTTTAACAAAATAATCTGCTGCTGGAATACAGTTAGTTACTGTAGATCCTGCTGGATATGCAAGTGTTACTGTGTCATTAACTTTATACCCTAAGTTAGATCCAACAGTAATGTTTCCTCCTGATGATGGGAAAGCTGATGCTGCAAGAGTTGTTACGCTTGTACCAGCAGGAGAATAGTATAATGCTCCCGAAGTACCCGATAGAACTGTAGCCATGATTAATAATTCTAAGGTTTGAACATACGGGTACTACCCGATATGTCTATAGGATAGCGTGAATTATAGTAAAGATTCAAGAAATTACTGTAGCTTGAAAATTTGTTTCGATTGTTGATACAAAAAATGGTCTATCTGTTTCAAAATTAGGCCCAGTAATCTCTCCAGTTCTTACATGAACACCGCTTGTAGGCTGTCCTGTTGTGTTTAAAGTGCGAATACTGGTAAAAGCAGTATTAATTAAAGTTTGATTTCTTGCTGGCCCTTTATCCTTTTCACTAAATACTTTAATATTTAAAATTCCTCGTATTTGATCAAAAGAAGATGTTAAACCTGTTTCAGTAGTAAGCCCAAATTGAATATTTACATAAACAAATTCACTATCAGCATCAGAAGTTACATCGCCAAAATTATCAAAAAATACTGGTATTGCAGGACTTAATGCACCATAGGCTGTAGCGATAGGTGCTTCCATTGCTGCTCTTACTCCTTGAAAATTCATCCAAAACCTCCAAATCTTTTTTGTGCTTTAGAAACTGCTCTATTCATTGATATTTTAATTGTTTTTTGTAATTGTCCACCTTCTTTATAAGTCCCAAACCAATTTTGAGGTGCAGTTCTACTTGAAACATATTTTGGATCTCCACCACCTATTTCATATCGAAGAGTCTCACCACCTCTACCAGCACCAACTTGTTCTAATTTCTGTCTACCAGTTCTTGTAGATGGTGCATCTCCAATAATTTTTCCAGTTCTTTTTACTTTTCCTCTTCTAAATCTACCGATAAGTTCATCTTGAGCATATCCTTTATCAGGAGAAAAATTTCTAATATTTACTGGAATATCTCGACCAGCCTTTGCTAATTTTCTCATTTCACTTTGACTAAATCTAGGTGATTTAATTCTTCTAGGATTTCCTTTGTTTCCATTACCTTTATTTATATTTCCGTTAACTTCAATTTCCCAAGAATTTGAATATCTACCTGACCAGGATGGGCCAGCATCTTGTAATTCTTCAACAATCTTTTCTGCTGCGTCTAACGGGCCATCAAAAGCTATTATACTTGCTGCCATATTTACATCTTTTAATATTTTTTTAAATGGATTTTTCATTATTGAGGCTTGGCAATAACAGTATGAAGTATAGGATTATCTCCCCTTGATGTATTAATACTAATAATTCTTGCAACTTTATTTACACCATTTTCTGTATACTGAATCCTGTCTTTTACTTTCGGATAATATGTCCCTAATTCTTTATTACCAAAAATAATTTTCAAATCATCTGATTGACTTATACCTTCGTAAACTGTTCCAGAAACATTACTTATTAATGCTTTTATTGAAACATTAGTATCAGATCCACTTACTTCTCCTGTAGTTGTATTATATGTTTGAGATGTAGCAGTCTTAATATAAGTAACATTAATACCAAACAATCCTAAAAGTTGTTCTGGTAATCCTTGAAATGTACTATCAATAAAAGACATACTATCCTCTTACAACCCTCATTTGGAAAGATCCCGCCCCTCCAATCATATACGCTCCAAGATAACTTTGTAACCAAGGATAAACATCTAAAATATTATTTGTTGGGCCACTTCCCTGACTAGATGTATTGAATTTAACAGCTAAATCTCCTAATTTCGCTTCAGCAATATTTCCGTCTTTACCAGTAGTCCCAGTAATTGCATTTGTATCATTTGCTAAAGCTCTAGCTAATTCATATTGTGCATACTTAATATTATTTGGAATTGTTGTACAAGATAATTCGACATCATCTACCTGATAATTATTTCTAGGAAACTTTAATGCCTGTCCTTGATCACATCTATCTCCAAAATAAACAAAACTATCAATCCATCGAGTAGCTGATATTAAAGCTCTCTTTTTTTGATCTACAGTTTTATCATCCCAAGTGCTTGAATCAGGTACAGTTGCAAAATAATTATTAGCTTCATCTAATGTGACAAAACTATTAGCATTTGCTCCTGATATTGTTGCGTCTATACTAGCTGTCACGATTATTAAAGTAATTTAGTTTTATTGTAGCGTAAAGAAAAAACCCCACCAATAATTGATGAGGTTTATTGACCACCAGATTAATCTTACGATTAATATGTTGAGGTATCAAGAGGTGAGTTAACTGTTAACTGAACCAATGGAATTAAGTCAGCATCATATGTAAGTGCCCACTTGTTAGCTGTTGCTAAGTTCGCATTAGTTGGGTTGTCATCAGCAACATT